ATCAAATCAACGGCGCTTTGCGGCTCATTGGTCAGCTTGCAGAAGCCGAAACACCGACTGCGGCAGCGTCTCAAGACGCTCTTACCGCGCTTAATCAAATGATTGATTCGTGGAACACGGAACGACTGGCTGTTTTTTCTACGCAAGACCAAGTTTTTGATTGGCCGCCTAACGTCCTTAGCCGCACACTTGGCCCTTCCGGTGATTTTGTCGGCAACCGTCCAATACTTCTGGATGACGCCACATACTTCATCGATACGGCGTCGGGCATCTCTTACGGCATCAAGATCATCAATCAACAGCAATACGACGGTATTGCGGTTAAAACAGTCACTAGCACATACCCGCAAGTGATCTGGGTTAACATGAGCTACCCCAACATTGAGATGTATGTGTACCCCAAGCCTACCAAGGTGCTTGAGTGGCATTTCATTTCTGTTGAAGAGTTAACCCAGCCTGCGTTGCTGTCCACCACTCTTGCTTTCCCGCCGGGCTATCTCAGAGCGTTCAAGTACAATCTCGCCTGTGAAATTGCGGCCGAGTTTGGTGTAGAACCGCCACCGCAAGTGCAACGCATTGCAATGACATCTAAGCGCAATCTAAAGCGCATCAATAACCCTGATGATGTCATGTCTATCCCATACGCAATTGTCGGAACTCGTCAAAGGTTCAATATTTTTGCAGGGAACTACTAATGAAATCGCCAATTCTGGGGCAAAGCTACGTTGCAAGAAGCGTAAACGCTTCTGCAAATCGTATGATAAATTTGTTCCCGGAAGCTACACTTCAGTCTGGTCAGACCGCAGGGTTTCTTAACCGCGCTCCAGGTTTGCGTTTGCTCAACTCTATTGGCAGTGGGCCTATCCGTGGGTTGTGGTCACCGCAGCTTACAGGACAAAATGCCTACGTTGTGTCAGGGTTCGGGTTCTATAAAATTGACACTAATTATGTAGCTACGTTTTTGGGTAACGTATCTGGTACTGGCCCTGTATCTATAACAGATAACGGAACGCAAATTTTTATTGCGGCTAATCCAGACGGTTATATTTACAACATGACTACCAACGTATTTGCGCAAATCACAGATCCTGATTTTGCCGGCGCGTCTACGGTAGGTTTTCTTGACGGGTATTTTGTGTTTACCCAACCTAACAGCCAAGTATTTTGGGTAACGGATCTTTTAGATGGCACGTCTGTACAACCGTTAAATTTTGCCAGTGCTGAAGGTTCACCTGATGACCTTGTTGGCTTAATTGTTGACCATCGCGAAGTGTGGTTGTTTGGAACTAGTTCTGTCGAGGTCTGGTATAACGCAGGCACGGTAGGGTTTCCGCTTGAACGTATTCAAGGCGCGTTTAATGAAATCGGATGCGCGGCGGCGTACTCTATTGCCAAACTTGACAATGGATTGTTTTGGCTCGGATCTGATGCGCGAGGACAAGGCATTGTCTACCGCGCTAACGGTTACACTGGAACCCGCGTATCAACGCACGCCGTCGAATGGCAAATTCAACAGTACGGCAGCATATCGGACGCTATTGGCTACACATACCAACAAGACGGACATTCGTTTTACGTTTTAATTTTTCCGTCAGCTAACGCTACTTGGGTGTACGACGTAGCGACTGATAACTGGCATGAACGGGCGTCTTTCAGCGGCGGCGAGTTTAAACGCCATCGGTCTAATTGCCAGATGTTTTTTAATAACGAAATTATCGTAGGCGACTACAATGACAGCCGCATATATGCGTTTGATCTGGATAAATATTCAGATGATACCGCGGTGCAAAAATGGCTTCGTTCTTGGCGGGCGCTTCCTACTGATACAAACAATTTAACCCGCACAGCGCAGCACACACTTCAACTTATTTGTGAATCTGGTGTCGGGCTTAATGATGGGCAGGGAAGTGACCCTCAAGTGATGCTTCGGTGGTCGGATGATGGCGGGCATACCTGGTCTAACGAGCATTGGACATCTATGGGTAAGATAGGCGTATACGGAGCCCGTGCTATCTGGCGGCGGTTGGGTATGACTACCAAGTTACGCGACCGCGTGTATGAAGTATCGGGAACAGACCCTGTTAAAATCGCTATATTAGGTGCAGAACTTAACCTGAGTGGAACCAGTGCCTAATCCAAATCAAATCCCTTCCTCACGCACAGCATTTCTTGACCCTGTAACGGGGTTAATCTCTAGGGTATGGTTTCGGTTTTTTGAAAATATCAACACTATTGTAAGCGGCGTGTATACTCCGACGCTCACCAATACCACTAACATTGTTGCAAGCACGCCTTTTGAGTGTCAATATTTGCAAGTGTATGACGTTGTGACGGTGAGCGGGCGGGTTACCATACAAGCCACTGCTATTGGCGCGTGTAACTTGAAAATGACGCTTCCTGTTGCAAGCACGTTTACGGCGGTGGGCCAAGCAGGCGGTACTCTTGCTACAACAACTTCTGGCGGCACGGCGCAAGGCGGTGTTATAGCTGACATAATCGGAGACAAGTTTGAATTCCGTTTTACGGCTACAAACACTGTCAGTACGGACTACACGTTTACGACTACCTATCAGATTGTCTAAACCTAAAAATAGATGTAAGGTGCAACCATGTCAGTTCTTTTATCACCTCTAGCAGGCGCTGCTTGGCAGTTCTTCGACAACAACGGCGCGCCGTTGGCGGGGGGACTGCTGTACACCTATACCGCCGGGACTACTACACCTCTTGCGTCTTACACAAGTTCTTCAGGCGCAACCGCGCACTCTAACCCGATTGTTTTGGACGCCGCAGGGCGTGTTCCATATGAAGTCTGGCTAGACTCGCTCTCGGTGTATAAGTTTGTTTTGGAAACTTCGGCTGCGGTTCAAATAGGAGCGTGGGATAACATAAGCCCGTCTTCGGGCGGCGGGGGCGGCGGCGCTACTGGCGGCGGTGACGATAAGGTTTTTTATCTAAACGATCAAATAGTTACTGTTGACTACACTATCCCTGAAGATAATAACGCCGGTACATTTGGCCCGCTTACTATTGCGCCTAACATAACTGTTACTGTTTCCACAAACAGCACTTGGAGTATTGTCTAATGGGCGCGCTTCAACTTCAAGGTTCAACTTCCGGTTCTGTGACGCTTATTGTTCCCGCTGTAGCGGGGAGCAGCGTTCTTACACTCCCCGCAGTAACTGACACGCTTGTTAGTTTAGCTGCCACTCAAACGCTTACGGGTAAAACTTTAACAAGCGCTGCTTTATCGGCAGGCACAGCTACGGCTGCGCCTCTTAATCTTACATCTGGAACAAATCTGACGACCGCTACTGCTGGCGCAATGGAATACGATGGCACTGTGTTCTATGCTACACCTACGGTTTCACAACGCGGCGTTATAATGGCTGAACAGATTATTCTGTTGCAAGCGGCTTACACGCTTACATCACAGACCGCCGCGCAGAAGTTGTTTAATACGCCTACTAGCGGGCAAGTTACCTTGACCACCGGCACTTACGAATTTGAGTGTTTCTACTCACTTAGCGCCATGAGCGCGACTTCAGGTTCATTTGGGTTTGCTTTAGGCGGCACGGCTACACTTACGCAGTTCTTTTATGCTACGGCTCAAAAAGGTGCTGCGGCTGTTGCAACAGCTACAGCTACGCAGTCCACATACAATGTTGCGGCTAACACGACTTTGGCAACCGCGTCGGTTAACACAGTTGGATATGCTCAGATATCGGGCATCATTAACGTGTCTGCGTCTGGCACAGTTATTCCGCAAGTATCACTTGGTATTGCGGCGGCGGCTGTTGTCGGTATCGGCGCGTATTTTCGTATTCGACCTATCGGATCTACTACGGTCACTTCAGTCGGAAATTGGAGCTAAAGGAACTTTGGCATGACGGTAACTATTAATGGCGCTACAGGCATTGCTGGTGTTAACGGAACCGCGGTTATCCCAGCAGTGCAGGGCGACGATACCAACACGGGCGTGTTTTACCCCGCCGCTAATACGGTAGCTATCAGCACTGGCGGCACCGAGCGGATGCGGATCAACTCGTCTGGTCAGGCAGAGTTTACGGCTGGAACAGCGGCTCTTCCGGCGATTACTTCAACTGGCGACACCAACACGGGTGTGTTTTACCCCGCCGCAGATACGGTAGCCATTGCTACTAGTGGCACTGAACAGGTGCGTGTTGCCTCAGCAGGGCAAATCGGCATCGGCGGTGCAAACTACGGCACATCTGGTCAGGTATTAACGTCCGGTGGTGCGTCAGCGGCTCCGTCTTGGGCCGCGGTGTCGGCGACAGGTCAACTTCTCCGCGCTCCACAAATTCTGACATCTGGCACGTCTTACACAACACCAGCTAATTGCACGGCAATTTATGTTGAGGCAGTTGGCGGTGGCGGCGGCGGCGGTAAAGATGCTGGGTCAGCAAATTTTAGCGGTGGGGGCGGTGGTGGTGGTGGTGGTTACGCCGCAAAATATTTTACTGTAACCGCGTCAACTCCGTACACTTACGCAATCGGCGCAGGTGGCGCTACCACGCCAACTGCTGGTGGGAATACAACTTTTACGGTTGGCGCAACTACAATAACTGCTGGTGGTGGAAGTGTAGGGTCTAATGGGGGTACTGCGCTAGGGGGCGCGGGAGGAACATCGACTAACGGAGATCTAAATATTGGTGGTGGGGACGGGGGAACAGGTAACACAGGTGCTGCACTTTCTGTTTCATCTGGCAGTGGCGGTGAGTCTATGTTTGGGGGTACTACATCCGGTGCTATTGATGCAGTTGGGGTAGCAGGAAATTTATATGGCGGGGGTGGGAGCGGCGGGTCTGGAAAGGCTGCCAGAGTTGGTGGTGTTGGGGCGGCGGGTATGATCCGCATTACGGAGTACACATAATGAGATGTGCAGTAGTTCAAAACTCTGACAATGTTGTCGTCAACCTTATCATGGCTGATCCGTCTGTTGATCCCGCTCCTGAAGGCACAATCCTTGTTGGTCTACCAGATGACTCACCTGTCAGTATGGGTTGGATATACGACCCTGCAACAGGGCAATTTACAGACCCTAATCCTCCGGTTGAAGAAGTCATTGAGGTAACGCCATGAGTACCGTAAAAGCTACTAACTTCCAGAACGCCTCATCTGCTACCGCCAACATGGTAACAG